GGGTGAGTCCGGCTCCCATGTAGCGGTTAATCCAGTCCAAAGCATCGTCGCCGTAGCGGTTAGTCCACTTGGCTACCTCCCGGTCGAATGCGTCAGGGTTGATCTCCCCGGTGATGAAGTCCTTGACGTCTTCCTTGTCGAACAGGTCGGTGTAGGAGTTCAGCCAACGCCGCTGCTCGGTAGAGGTGTTCTTGGCCTCGTCACGGAGGAGTTCCTCGAGTTTGTTTCGCTGCTCGGTAAGGAGAATCCGCCGGTTGTCACGGAAGTCTACGAGGGACTGCTCATTGTCTCGAGTCTTCTTGTCGTTGGCCTTGCGGCGGGCGGTTATGTCAGCGCGGACTTCTTGAACACGCTTGTATGTCTTGGAGTCGGATGGAGGAATGTCCTCCGGGTGGTCGGATAGGTATTGCCGGCGCTCGATGAGGTAGTCCGGGTCAGACTTCTTTATCCCGGCTTGTTCGAGCTTGGCCTCGAGCTGTTCACTGGCAGAGACTGGAGTTCCTTTGCCGCCGAGGAGCCCGAAAGCCGTGGTGGAGATGGGTTGTTCTAGGGCCTCGCGAAGGCTGAATGGGAGGGCGGCCTTGACTGCGTTGGCGGGGGTTCGAGTGGACTTGCCTACAATATCCTTCCCGGTGGTGATGTCGAGGAGCATGGAGGGGACTGGAGCCAATTTAGAGCGGAGTAGGTAAGTGGGGTCGAAGTCAACGTCCCCGCTGGAATCGATGGTAGGAGCTGACTTCACGACCCCACGGATGAGGGAGTCCCACGGGCCGAAGACACTGAGATCAGCACCGTTGATATCTATCATCCGCATGAAGTTTGGCTTGCGAGGGTCGAACTCGGTATCATGACCGTTCCGCTCGTTAACTGCCATAGTTATCCCGGTGCCTACGGCGGCCATCTTAATGAGCTGGCGTCTGGCGGCATGGCCCTCGATACCACCGTCGGAGACGGCCTTCATCAGGAGTTCAATCTGGCTTTGCATGAAGCGTGGGGCGAAGAAGATGGCGGAACCGTAAGGGCCACCGAGTCCTCGGTGGGAGAAACCTGAGGCTCTGTTGCCGGCGGAGGTGATGGCCTCGATGATTTCGGCTCGAGTGGAACTAGGAGTAATGGACTTCCCAGCTTTGGTGTATAGTCCGGTGAGCATACTGATGCCGCCGGTCTTGTAGTTGTCCCAGAGCATGTCATAGGTCATAATGCGGTTAGCATTCCCGGTCTCGGTGAAGGCGGTGTTGGACTTCTCCAGGAACTTACCATATCCGGGGATGCGCTGGACTTTACCGGAGAGACCCTCAAGGTCGGTACCCTCGCCGAGGGTCTCTGCCATGTGCCCGCCGTACTTGATATACTCAGCCATGGTAGGCTTATCCGTGCCCTTGACCATCTCATCTCGGCGAGCTATGAACTCGGCCATGGCAGTCGGGTCGAACATTGCCTTCATGCCGATTTTAGTGGCCTGGAAGGCTTTCTTAGGATTGTCTGCCCATAGGGGGAGTTGCTGGATGAGCTGGAAGGACAGGTCACCCGCTGCCCACATGCTGCGGAACATGCTGTTGATGGAGGTGTAGAGCTCAGCCCACTCGGAATCTCTAGTGGGGTGTACCTTGTCGACGGCCCTGTTGAGTACGTCGCCGACGGCGGAGGGGAGCTTCACCTGGGATTGAACTCGGGTGACGGTGGAGGTAGGAATTGGCTTCCCACCCTTGGCGGATAGATCCATAGCCCCGCCGATTTTATCTATCTCCTTTTGGAGCCACTTGTCGGATACTCGGTTGGCGATAGCGTTGCCATACTCGGTCATGAGGTCGCCGAAGGTTTTATTCTCGAAGCCCTCTTTGCCGGCGGCTTCCGTCCAGAATTCCTCTAGGGTCTTGATGTCGGTTCCGAACTGATCGAGGGTGTCTTGAAAGGAGGTGAGCTGGTATAGGAACCTATCGTGGAGACGTTTCTGGGCGGGCGTCAGTGTGCCCACGTCTATCTTGCGGAAGTCATCAATATCCTTGATGTTGAGAATCTTCGCAGTGTGCCGGGCAGATTTGCCAAGGTTGGTGGCTTGGGTCTTCACTACCCGATTGATGCGGAGGTACTCCTTGGCTATCGGTGTGGCTATAGCGTTGTTCAGGACACCATGGGAGATGATGACGTTCTTGACCTTGGAAAGGGCGTTCAGGGCTTTCTCACCCTTGGTCAACCCTACTTTAATAGGGTTGGCCTCAACTAGAGACTCTCCCGGTGCGCCGCCTCCAATGCTGAAGCCCTCGGGTGGGGTAGTCTTGTACCCGGCCTTTGTGATCTGGTCTAATAGCTCACCTAGGTCTTCGTTCTGGAATTGCTGCCAACCTACCTTGGCCTCCCACTTACCGGTGGCCTTGTTCTTGACCGGCTGCACAGTGCCCTTGGATGGGGTTCCAGCTCCAGCTACTGGGGCTCCTTCCTGACCGGGGGCTGCGTATTCCTTCTTGTCGTAAGGCTTGCCAAGTTTGGTTTCTATCTCCTGGATGAATTCTTCGGAGGTCTTCGCTGCCGGTTTCTTTATCCCGGCGATTTCATCAGGGTCTACAGGGATATGCTCGGGCTTGATAGCCTTGGCGAGGTTGGGCTTGGAGGAGTCTCCAATGGCGGCTTTGGTCTTTTGGGCTACCTTCGCTGCATCATTGAGAATGGTATTAAAGTCGGCGTCAAGATGACCGGCAGAATAATGCTTAACCATCTCCTGAACGTTAGGTGGGAGTTTGTTGAACTTGGCCTTCTGCCCCGCGGTTACGGTGTGGGAACCTATCTTGAGGATAGGATTATTCTTAGAGCCTACGGGGGCGCTGTAGTCAGTAGGGGGCTGAGCAAACTTCCAATTGCCGTCGGTATCAGTTCCCTTAGCAACCGAATCAATGATAGTCTCAATGCTCTGATTGGGAAGGTTACCGGAAAGTTGGGTGACTAGGTTCTTCTGCTTGAAACTGAGTGGGGCATACTTGTCGAATGCCTCTTTGCCAATTGACTTCCCGTCGACTTGCCAGGACTTGGCTTTCAGTGCCCCGCCGATGCCGGTGGAGGGCTCGCCCTGGGCTTCCTGGGCTGCGTTTTGGACTACATCGGCGGCGACACTGGCTTGATTCCAGTAGTCATCGTATATCTTGACAACCAGATCCTCGATAGTATCTGCTTCAATGGTCTTGGCCCCAACCTTGGCTGAGAAGCCGCCATTTTCGAGAACCTTAACATAAACTCCATGACCGTTAGGTTCTCCGCCGGGGATGTTCTCTATTAACAGCTCCCCGTGAATTGCCTCATAAGCGTACTTGAGCTTAGTATTAGGAGTCTCTTTCCAATTAATCTTCGAGGCACCGGCGTACTCGAATTTGGGCGGCTTGGTGGTATCGGGGTACTTGGCTTGACCGGTAGCATTACCCGTGGCTATGTCCATTAACTCGGGATGACTTAGGGGGTTATCAAAGTCGCCGGCCGCGTTGAGGTAACCTTGCTTCTCGCCCGGAGTAAGATCCATGAATGCACTGGCAGCTTGCCCGCCATCTGCATCAACCTCGAAGATCTCTTTAATCTCGTTTATTTCGGACTGGGTGAAGCCTTCTTTGACTAGCTGGTCATCGGCCTCAGTCTTCCACCACCAACTCCCGGATTCAAAGGAGTTGACCCACTTGTTCTTGGTGTAGGCAGCTCCACCGGCGGGGCTGGCTGGCACCTTAGTTCCGGGGGCGCTGAAATAGCTAGCCAGCTTATCCGCCATGCCACCAATAGTATCAGACGTAAACCCTTCCCCGGCGTCCTCATTATAGAACTCATAAGGCGTCCCAGTATCATAGGGTTTTTCTATGTAAATCGGAGCGGGAGTCTCTACATCCTTAAGTTCAATGATACTCTCGAAGTCGTCGTACTTGTACTTGGTAGTGCCGGTTGGGGAAGTGTGCCACCCGTCCTTGTCGATAGAGAGGTAATCATCCACGAAGTCGGCAATAGTGGGAGCTTGAATAATACCCTTGGGAGTATCGGCTATTAGCTGATAGTCATCACCATAGTCTATCTCTATAATATCCCCGTCGACTTTGAGGATTTGAGCATCCTCGTCCCAGTTGAACTTGTTGTTCCCGCCGGATACCATGTCTATACCGTAGTCGGTGGCATCCTGTTTGGTGACGTTTCCGGCGACTTTGTAGTAGGCGTCCTCATCAAGGAGGTTCCCGGCTATATAATCTACAAGGTTGCCGAGGTTCTTGGTTTCAGTAGACCCACCATCAGCGTGTCCCCACTCGTAGTTACCATCATCGTTCTTGAAGACCTTCTGAGCTTCAGGGATGCCGTCTATATTGAGCTGGTTAGTCCACCCATCGAAATGATAGGGGATACCATCTGGGCTGGTATCCATTGCATTGACACCGGGCTTCCCGGCGAAGTCGGGCTGGACAGGAGGCTCAACAGCAGCCGCTGGGGCTTCAGGAGCTTTCGGCTCTGGAGAGCCCTTGACCTTAATCCCGGCCTTCTTGGCAAGTTCAATGGCTTCACCGAGGGTCTTGGAAGGTGGGGACTTCCAACCAGGGATTTCCACGCTATACCCAAAGATACCCTTCTTGATTTCCCCGACGGGAGGGCCCTTGGGCTTCGGTGGCTTGGGGGTGGCGCCGAGCGGTGCTTCAGGCGGTTCCAGCCCCTTCTTCGCATCCTCCCACAACTTGGCGGCCGTGCCTATGCCCATCTTGTTGAGGTTGAACTTCTCCACTATGAAGCCGGCGACTTTGTATAGCGGATGATCCATGTCGTCGGCGGCAGCGGCGAGTTCCTTGAAAGACTGGGTGGCTGCGGTTATCTTCGTGTTGGCGTTTGGCTTAGCATAGGAGCTGGTGGGTGGGCCAACTACGTCGTCTATATCCGGGGCATTCTGCTTTGCTACCCACTCGGCGAAGAACTCAGTAATATTTTCGTGTGTTAGATCTTCAGGGGTATACTTAGCGTCTAGTTCGCTGTAGTACTGAAGTTTCTGCTCGTCGGTTAGCTTAATCCACTCGGAGTTGAACAGGGGTGACTGCCATGGAACGCCACTAGCGGCTATGGTTGGCCCGGTAGATATGGGGGCTTTTGAGAGATTGGACTTCCAATACTTAATACCCTCGAGTAGACCCGCGGGAAGCCCAGCAGTTTCCTGAGCTTCACCCCAGTAATCGGCCTCCGGGGTCTTCATCCACTCCTCATAATCAAGCTTCTCTTGAGGGGAGAGACTGTTGTACTCCTTCTCCCAATCCTTCATATACTTAGCCGAAGCTTGGGAAGCCTGATCTGCCTCAATTTGCTCAGGGGTCATCTGATTTAGTATACCATTGGGAGTTGGAGAAGGGGCATTCCCGCCAGAACCAAAGGCCTGGGGGTTGGACTTCATCACTTCCCATTTGGTGAGGAACTCCTGAGCCGTAATAGTGCTGTCCCCGTACTGGTGCATAAGGTTGGCGACGGCACTTTGGAAAGCCGGTGAGAAGGAGTTGCCGGGGTCGAGAACTTGGTCCATCTGATCCAGGGCTTCATCCACGGTCATGGAGCTAGGTGAAGCTGTAATTGGAGGTGGAGGTGGAGGAACACCTGCGGGCGGAGTACTTTCAGCCGCGATTTGTCCTGGAGTTGGGCTAGTTTGCCCCGGAGCTGTGGGATACTGAGCCTGAGTTGCCGCTAGATTCTCCGGGGTCATGGAGAGAGGATTACTAGGGTCATATCCAGGCTGTTCCTGCGGGGACAGCTCATTCTGGTTGAGCCCCTTGTGACCAACACTCGGAACTGGCTTTGGTGTCGGGGCAAACTTGTATTCTTGCTGAGCTACGTAATCCAAGAAAGTCCCGGTGGGAGTGATCTTCATCCCTTGATTATTATAAGCCTGGTCTACGTATTCTCTGAGTTGAGCCGGGACAGCATCAGGGTACTCCTGGAGGAGTTGGTCGAACTTAAGTTTCTTTACATCGGAAAGCGACTGCTTAGCCACCTCCACCGGGGTAGCCCCGTGAGATGGGTACTGCGCTCCGGGGTACTTCTGAGTCTTGGCGCCCGGAGTCATGTCTGGCTCGAGCATAGCATTAGGATTCCAGAAGGTCCACTGGCTTCCATTAGTCATGCCCGCCCAACCGGCCTCGCTCAGGACGCCTACACCATTAGGGGTGTTGCCATTAGGAGTCCCGTCATCTTTGAAGGAATTTAATACCTTCTTCCCAGTCCAACCCGCCTGAACCCGGTGCTTGATTCCCTGCTTCTCTAACACCCCGTTGATGAGACTAGCCTCGAGATCATCAATAGGGGCACTCCAATGCAGATGCCTCATGATACTGTTAGGCCGGAGTCGATATATCTTCTGGCCACCCTTGGTCTTGATCTTGTATTGCTGCTTGGCTACGAAGTCATCGGGGAATTGAGCTACGTTGGCGCCGAGATCTCCCTCGACATAACCACTGGCACCGGTGGGCTCGAGAGAGACGTATAGACCGGGGCCTATGTCGTGGTTCTTAGAGAAACTGGTCAGGAAGGTCTTGTCGTCGATGTCCTCGTAGGTGCCATGGTGGAAGCGGTCATCTTCGGGAGTTGAAACCGAGGTGACCCCGAGCTTGGGGCCAGTCCTAGGCTTTCGCTTACCCATTTTAGCACCGAAGAGTCCACCTCCCATGGTGCCAAGGAGTCCTTCAACTTCCTCGGGAACCAGCGGGATATCGTATTTGGCAGTGAGTGCGGAACCAACTCCGGCTCCAGCGGTAAACTTCAGAGCTGTAACCGGGTCATCAAAACCTTTCAGACCCAACTCATCAATTGCCTTGACGCCGAACCTAATCGGAGCCGGGGCTTTGGATACTGCCCTACCAAACCGGGTCAATTCCGGTAGTGCTTTTACTCCCTCAGCAGCGGCCTTAGCCTTACGAGCCTTGAGTAGGACTCCAGGGCCATAGGTGGACGGGTCAAAGCCTATCGACACCCCGGTCTTGATACCCTGATTAATATCAGGGTCTTCTTGGAATGCCTGTCCCGCTCGGTTCGCGGTCTTGATGGCCTGGCCAAGGGAGATGGCCCCGGATTTATCTCCAAGCTTCCCGGTCTGGCGCTGAGCTCGAATGTGACTGGCAACATTAGCTAGTGGGTTCCCGATGATGTTCTGGCTAGTAGTGTACTCCCCATCCTTAACAACACCGCGGGTTGCAACAAGTGAAGGAAAGCCCGATACCTGCCTCTCCCAAACTTCCATGGCATCGTTGAAGTCCCGAGACATGGTCTTGACGGAGGACTTTGCTTTACGACTGACTTTGGAATCAACTATGTTCTCTGGGGCGTTACGGATGCCCTTGAGTGCCTTGCCAATTACACTCTGGGATGACTTCTTCTTGGGCTTGTACTCCGCAGTGGCATTATAGTCATAGACTCGGAGTTTGGCCTCAAGGTCCCGCTTGCCACGTTCCTCGGGGGAGATGTATCTGATACCGCGAAGGGCCGATGGAGTAGGCATTTTAACTCCTTATGAGGCTGGTCTGGACGGCTTGCCCGAATGGGGCGCGGGCCTTGGCACGGGCTACCTCGGCGAACAGGTCTCGGCTCCCGGTCTTGTAGTGAGAGGCGAGCATAGCTAGGGAGACGGGGTCCTTGGCTACATTTAGGTAGTTACCATAATTGATAGCCCCGGACTCTGGGAGCATAGCGCCGCCGTAACCTTGGAACATGCCGGTGTTGAGCTTATTGTACTGATTCTTACTCCCACCCTTGAGATAATTCAGGCTGGAGTAATTCTGGTAGGCCTCATCAGGGTAGGACTTGATGGTGAGCTTATCAGGGTCGAAGGCGTCGGCGCCGAGGGCGAACTTATGTTTCCCCTGCATCTGCTTAGCATTCTTCACTGGGGTGACTGATACCCGAGTCTTCTTCCCCGGATTATGGATAGTGACGACCTCGGGGTTGGGCTTACCATCAGCCTGCGGGTCACCAGAGACGAATTGAGGGTTCCGGGACTTTCGGACTCCGTAAGCGAACTTCTGCAGCCACACAGGTGTGCCGGCGGCTATCTCGTCGTCTGGCTGGTATTGATAGTTGTTCTTCGAGGGATTGAAGACCTTGAAGTTGGTGTAGTCGCGGCCGTAGCTGGGGCCGAGTGTGCCAGTTGTAATCAGTTTGCCCTGACCTGATAACAGCTCCGCCACATCCTCGTTGCGGACTCCACTGAAGTTATCTGCTGTGGGCGCACCGCCAGCTCCCGGCCCTGGGTATGTAGGAATGGGCGATGCTGCTGGAGTCTGTGCTGGTGGGGGCGTAGCCACTTGCGGGGGAGCGGGAGTGGCTACAACCCCCGTAGTTGGGGGCGGCGCTGTTGGAGTATACTCAATTAGGCTCTTCAGCAAATCGGGGAGCTGGAAGGTATTAGCATCCGGGCCTACCGGCTTGGCTCCCCCACCTGCGGTGTTCTTCAGCATGTCTATGATGATTTTGAGTTCGGGGAAGTCTGAATAGGCCGGGGTCTCAGTACCTTGTGGGGCTGTCATGGCTCTGACCTGGGCTTCCCGAGCCAGCCAGTCTCCGGGGTTCAGCTGGGACTCAATCGCCTTCCCGGTTCGCTGATCCAGTATCTGTTGGAAGGCGGAAGCTAGGTTACCGGCTTGCTGGAGGTTAGACGACTGGATATTCTGCTGATTATTCCACATGCCGGATTCTACGTTGAACTTCTGGACCTCGTTACTAAAGGCCTGGTTAAACGCAGACATGGCGGAAGCTTTGAGATTGGCCTTGATCTCCTCGATATCGACAGCCCGGTTAGCATTACCCTCGGCTGCGGTCGCGGCTATCTCCATAGCGGTCTTATCGATATCCGCCTGGATTTGTTTCTCGAAGGCAGACTGGGCTATGCGGTTGGCAGTTTGCTCCGGGGTTTCAATGAAGTCGTTAGGTCCGGGAGGTACATAGGGGAAGATCTGGTCGAGGGCGGGACTGCCGCCGGTGTATTCACTGGCGAACCTACTGAAGGACATCAGGGTTCGGGGAGACCAGTAGCCTCCTTCATCGGTAGGCTCTGGCTCCCCGTATTTGGCGGAGTACCAGACCGGGCTCATCATGTCGAGCACCTTCTGGCGACTGTCCCCGCCGTGCGCCCACATGGAGGCCATCCACTTGGCTAGGGTCTCCCGGTAATAGGCGTTGCTAGGGGCTCCACCTGTTGTGGCTCCCGCTGGATTGGGAGTGAAGCCCGGCCCGCCGGTGGCACTGGTTTGTGGAGTTATATTCGCCATGATACTACCTCAATCCGAGAGCTTTTTTCCAGAAGTCTGGCCCTTGGGCTAGGACGCTGCCCTTTGGTTGATATTGGGAGCGGGCCGCGGCTTGGCGGCTTGCGAAGTCCCCACCTGTGGCGGTAGGGGCTGATGGTACAGCTGGGGCTGGCCCGGTGCCGGCGCCTATGCCAGCTGGGACGCCAGGAACCGCTCCACCATTGTACTCGGCAATTATCTCGTCGGGGTTCTGTGCCTGCATATTGGGGAATGAACTACCACCGCCTGCACCACCGTAGGGCTCCAACGCTGCCGGGTTGATGTTGTAGGGCTGAGGGGCTTCGGCAGGAAGGGCCCCTTTCAACCCGCCTAGGATTCCACCTAGGTCCATAGACTTGGGCTGCCCCTCGGTACCATAGCCGGCACCTTGGGTGGTGAATGGGGAACCCTCAGCGAGGGCTCTCCCGGCATTAGCTGCTTTAAGAACCCCAGCTATATTAGCGGCCCGCTGCACCGGGATGTCCTCGATGGCAGTGATATCCCCGATGCGACCTATGTAGTCGGCATACTTGGCCTCGGCCTCGGCGCGCTTCTCCTTCTCAGAGGTCAGATACGCTGCCGCGGAATCAGCTCCGGCACCTTCCAGATTGGCCTTCCGCCTATCCATGAGCCGCTCAACCGAAGCCGCATTCCGCATGGCGATGGAGAGTAATCGCATCCCCTCGGCATCAGGTATCGGCTCCCCGGCCTCGTCATACTTATAGACGACACCCTCTTCTTCGTCTACAATCAGCCCGCCATTGTCCGCGTACTTGTATAGGTCCTGATAGGCCTTGTCCATGGCCTCGAGGTACGCAGCTACGTCGGCGTCGAAGTCCCCGGTGGGGGTGTAAGGTTGTACCCCCTTGGGGGTAGAGCCGGAGCTGGTTGGCTGTACCCCCTTGGGAGTTTGAAGCCGGGAGATGGTATCAGTTATCTTGCCTCTGGCGAACCTACCAACAGAAGTATTGCCAGCTGGTTTCTTCTCTTGTGCCAAGGGTTGTACTCCTGAAGGGGCTCTCGCATTGACCGAGCTAGACCCCGGATAGGGGTTATTCCCGAGGGCGCCGAACTTCTGGCCTTGGTAGGTAGAGCCCTCGCCCCAAGGGCTCCACCCACTGCCGCCATAGACGGCTTGTGCGGCGAGGCGGATATTGTAGTCGGGGTCCTCTAGTTGGGATACGGAACTTCCTGAGCCGAGCCCTCCAGCCCGATTCATCTGGAAGAGGCCAATGCTAGCCCCGTTGTCCCCTTTGATAGTCGGGTTACCACCACTCTCCCCGTTAATCACATAGAGGGCTTTATCTACGTCTTCGGGCCGGAAGTATTTGGCTACCTTGGCCCGCCACTGCTCTACGTTCGGTGAATAAGCCATTATATTATCCCTGTGAGCATGGATGCGGCTGCGGTGCTGCCGTTAGAAGAGGGTGGAGTTATTGGAGTTGGTGGAGCTGGCGGCTGTGATATTGCAGGGGCGATGGCTGGAAGAGGTGGGCCAAAGTCGAGCAATTGATACTCCGGCTTCAATAACAGATCCTCCATGCGGGCACTCCAGTCGATGGCAACCTTCTGGGCTATGTCTACCGGGTGGACACTGATGATGAGGTCGGGGGCGACGGCACTATCTTGTAGTTCCATAATTATGGCCCCGGTCTGCTCAGCTATCCACTTAGTCCAGGCCTCGGGGTTGCCCCGGACTCCGGCGTATTCCTCGAGTTCTTCCAATTCAGTCTTGGGCTCCAGGAAGAAGGGCTTCCCATCTGACATGATCTCACCTATGATCTCATTCACAGTCTCGACCGTCCAGTCGGCCAGCTCCTCAACCGCCTCCTCAATGTCTCTTACAAAGGTCATATCGCACTTGCCCCGGTGAGCGCCGCACCTTGTTCAAGCTCACCAACCCTGTTGGTCATCTCGGAGTCGCCGGGAACTGGGCCAGGGATTCCCATTCCGGGGCCACCGGCTTCGGCTACGTTAGCGAGTAGTTCGGGGTCGGTGCCTCCCTGCTTCGCTGCCGCCGGTTGAATCTGCTGGATGGCTGCGAGTAGGGCTGGGTCAGCCTTCGCCATGATTTCTGGGCTAATATTCGGGGTGCCCTGCTTGGCCAGCTTCACATTGGCTGCGTCCCCGACCTTATCGGTAATGAAGCCATTGGCTATCAGTTCCCGCTTCTGCGACTCCACCAAGATCTTCATGTACTCCAAATCCGGGGAGAGCATCGCGAGGATCTCTTCTCGACCAGTCTCATCCGACATGGCCGGCCCTTTACCACCTCTATCGTCGGTAGCCATGGCAAAAGCGCGGAGGGCGGAGAGGTAGTCGAGCGGCCCCTGCTTCCTCACCTGCGCGGAGAACCGGGGCATGGGGACGAGATCCTTGGGGTCGAGGGTCACGTACTTGAGATTCTTCTTCTTAGTCTTCTTATCCGTCTCCAGATACACCATCTCGACTGGTTCGTTTATCTGCTTTACATACAGGCTGATAATTAGGGCCTCTTCCTCAGCCCCCGCCTGCAGATGCTGCTCTTGCTTGTTGTCTAGTGATTGAGCTTGGGTCTGCTGAATCGCTTGGTTAAATCCTGTGTCAACTCCAGGTGCCCGCTCTCCATACAGGGTTGAACTACCACCCAGTCGGGAGACTTGCTGCTGTATGATATCGAACAGCCACATTGCCATCGGATTGTCTTTCGCTTCGAAGATCTGCTCAATCTTCTCACCCACGAAGGTGACAATGGACTCCCCTTCCTTAATCTTCGGCGCCTCTGGCTTGGAGTTTCCGGTTCCGAAGCCTCTAGCCTCGGGATCCATCATGAAGTTCAGACTAGGCCAATAGGTGGCCCTCACGTTGGTCAGCACCTGAGAGACTATCTCATCCGCGGCTTGAGACAGCTCCATGATGCCCTTGCCTACCCGCTCTATCTCATTATGCTCGGTCTTCCAACCACCAAATCTCCCACTATAGGTGTTGTAGATACTCCGGCTAATCCCATGCTCGTATGCGTAGAGACACTCGAGCCCTCCGGTGAAGCCCCTCGAGTTCGTCCTTACCTTCGGGTACTTATTGTTCCCAGAGTTCGCACCGGGGCCGGCAAGGTAATAAGCATGAATATTATCGTTAGCATACTCAATAATAGTAACAGTCTCATTCAGCCCTCCATCGGCCCCGAATGTCATGCCCTTCAGTAGTGGCCCACCCTTCTCATTATCAAAGAGTGGGTTCTGGAGTAGCCCCCACTTCGTGGTCTCGGTCAGCTCAAAGCTGAATGCCAGCGTCTTGCCGTCATAGTGAGGGAGGAAGAACTCCAGGGGTACGTAGTCCTTGGTCAGTGGAATCCCCGAATCCCTCTTTATAGCGGTGCGCTGAGCTGGAGTCAATGCTTTTTCAGGCCGTGTATCTCGGTGCCCGAGCTTGAATTTCTCCCACTCAGTATCATGCTCCACGATTTCCCGCCAGTAGGCCGCTTCCCCTCTTAGTATCTTCTGGACGCCCATGTCGAGGAGGAGAGCATCCCTTACTGCCCGGTCGTAGCAATCCCCTCCTCCCCGGCGTTCGATCTCATACCCAGAGACATTTATCCCCTGTTCAATCCTCGTGGATTTGGATCTAGACTCATCATCCAGGGGATTGTCGGGTATGACTTGGAGTACAGGCCGCGGCAGGTATCGGCTAGTCTTCTCGTTAATGAGGGCCGCCAGTATGTAGGTGTGCAGCGTCTTCACCATGTACTGGGTGGACGAAGGGGCCTCGATCTTATTCAACCCACCGAGTGCATTCCTCATGTCATTGACAAAGGCATTCCTGGTCTGCCAGTACCTCAGCTTAAACCTGAACTGATTGGTGACTAGCTCCTGAGTGGGCAACTTATCATAAATGTCGGGCACTAGCCTATCCTCGGTATGTAACTACTGTAGAGTTGTTGAGGGTCACCAATCGGGCCGTGATCTACTCCCTCTACTAGATACCTAACAGTATCCGGCATGTCGTCGTCTACCTTGAGTGGGTTCTTGTGCTCAACTCGGCCGTCGCCATGAGGCTCCGCGTAGCGATACGAAGTCAAAGCATCCTCAATCCAGGGTACACCTTTTAACCAGAATAGCCTCGGCCTCAACCGATTCTTGCCGCTCTCTGGGGCCCCTGCATCTGGTCTCAATTTCAGCCGCCGGTGTACCATCTCAACACCCTCATTCACCGAGTCGGGGCCACCCTTGGTCTTGAACACCTTCAGACCCGAGTTCCTCATGAACTGGATCGCCGTCATCTGGGACTTGTCCGCTCGATAAATAACTCCATTATAGGGCCGCCGCAGCTCCCGGTGGATCTCCGCCAACTTGAGTTCCTGCTCCCAGGCCCAGTTGTATTGCCGCTCGGCTATGTTAGGGCCGGCCTGCAGAAATGCAGCGATGATGATAAGCTCATCCTTTTTGGACAACCCAGCTATGGCCGTCCCGGACTTGTGGGCCCCTATGGTGTCGCCACCGAAGTCCATGCCTCCGTGGTAGGACATAAACTCGGGCACAGGGGCGCGCCATTCATGGAACTCCGCCGAGACCTCCGGGTAGACCAGGTACTGTGAAGCCCCAAAATCGGCCAACCACTCCTGGGCAAAAGTTTCCGGCGACATCTCCTCGCGCTGCCGCTCCATCTCCTCTATGCCAACATAGGGGTTATTAGAGCCTATCACGCGCGTGTGCGCGGTTCCATCTTCTGTGATTGCGGTGGGCAGCTGAAACCCACTCCAGCCTGCCCGCTTGAGGGCCATCTGGTACAGCTTGTAGCCCCAGTTCTTACCTTTGGGAGTCCCTACAAAATCGCACCACCCCTCGAGGTCCGCTAAGGAGGGCCCTATGACTTCCGTCCAGGTCACCTCGGGGATTTGGGCGAACTCGTCAAAGACCGCCCCGCCCAATTTCTCGCCTCGGAGACTATCCGGGTTCACAGCGGACTTAATCGTTATAGTCCCGCCATTCCTGAAGATGATAGACATGTCGGCTTCCCGGATTTCCACGGGACTAACTGTGTCGATCTGCCGGGCAAGGCGCTTCAGCATCCTCCACCCGATTTGAGCCACAGGATAAGTCGGGCCTATCCACCAATAGGTATACCCCGTCATCAGTGCGTACTTTACACACTTGCGGACCCCGTAGGTGGTCTTGCCCCACCTTCTCCCAATAATAATGACCTTGAATCTGGCCGGGTCGTAGTCAATGAGTTTCTGTGTAGGGTGCAAAGGCGGGAGAGTAATCGTAATCTCTCCCGCCGTTGCTGAGGTCACTCGAGACCCTGGATGATTTGCCAGAGCGCGCCCTTGCAGGACTCGGGCCGACAGATCTCCCACTCATGCACATGAGCATGGTTGAGGATCTCCGAGGCAAAATCCTCGTCTGCCATCCTGCCTGCGAACTGACTGGCAAACTCTTCCCTCGAGAAGCGCCAATGACTATCCCCGATTCTCACGCTCCAGCCATGCCCGTCCAGGCTCGAGCCCAAGTGAATCCGCGGGCTCAATTGAGTCTCCATCTATAACCTCCATAATCCCGTTCCCGTCGTCGTCCTCGACAACCTTGAAACCCTGTCCACCGAAGTTCAGCACCAGCGTATTAGTCCGGTGCTTCTCCGGCTCCATGGCCTTCTGCAGATTGAGGAACTCCCCAGATGTGTAGAAGCGCCGGTTGGCCTTGAGGTAGTTGAACTCCCTGTTGCTCATCTCGTTGAACTCGTTGAGGGACTTCGCCACCATCCGCGAATCCTGGAACAGGAACAAAGTCATGTTCCTCAAGAATTGCAGCCTGATGATGTCGGCCCCTATATTGCGCTGGAGTTCTCCTAGCCGCTCGAGTTCAAAGTCCTTGAGTTCTGGTGTCTCTTCGTACCACAACTCCAGGATGGCTAGCTCCAGCCCCAGGAACTCCAGCGCCTGCCGGGCTCGAAATCCCAGCGCTCGGAACCCCAAGTAGGTGGCCTTATCACTATCCCCGAAGAGCGCCGGGATCTGCGCCATAACGAGGTCATAGTTCCCATGCTCCTTGGCACGCTCTATAACTTCATTTATAGGATCTGCCAGCTCATCGCGTTCCCAAATGGTTACAGTTGTCATGGTCTAAGGATACCAGGGCTGGTCAATTTATACGGGATGGTAAAAGATTGGGCAAAGGGTTGACAAACTGTTACAGATATGTTATAATTTGGAAGACCCGTGGTTCCTCTTGGCCGGAGGACGAACCACGAACTGGGAAAGTGCGACTCGGCTGACCTGCCCTCTTCCTTGTCCACACGGGAAGATTAAAAAGCCATCGCAGCCACGGGTATTTCTTGGCAGGATAGTTCTTTGTCTGATCTCAACTCCGAAATCGACTCCATTATCCGTAAAACAGAGCAAAAGTTAGTCTCTGATACCGTAGAGTCGCTCATTTCCGCAGCTAAATTGACTCTCAAGGACGCCAAAACTTGTATTTATTGGCGATTAGGTACTAATTACCTCTCTACCCTGGACTTTTACCCTGCTTTAGCCCTTGTAGGTCCCGCAGGTTCTGGAAAGAATACAACTATGAAGGCTCTCCGCTTAATGCCGGGAGATTCCAGTGGTATGGTGGACTGTGGCGGCCTCACACCAGCCGCTTCCCGTGATGAACTGGCACTTTTCCTCGATAAGACCTTCTTCGCCGACGAGTTCGACAATATCCGCCCTGAAGTTGAGCGCATCTTCATGTCTAGAACAACTCGAGACATGTCTACACAGGTCTACAAACGCCTTGTTGGCCCCGGAAAGTACGAGCAAAAGGCACATTCGATATTCGGAGCCACAGTTCTCCACAAGCGGAACCTGATTGACGAGCCAGCTCTTGCCTCCCGCTCCATTCAAATATTTACTCGGCACCAAGAGGGCCCCTATGGACGGTTTGAGTGTGATGTTCTCAATCTATCTGCCCTCAAATTCGACATGTCTGGGGTAGTTCTCGAAGGCGGACGCATAGAATCCACCTGGTCTCCCATCCTTGAGATAGCCCGACAGCTCGAAGATACAGAATACATAGAAGAAATCTCCAAAGGGATGGCAGTTGAGACCCGGCTACTTCGCCAGAAGGCCGAATATGACTACTCCAGCGTTGTACTCGCTCGGGTTATTGAACTGCTTCTGTCCAAGCCCACGTTATCCCGCTGGTACAAAATCGATATAGAGCTGGACATAGGCAAGCCAATCCGAGTGGATTACCCCAATATAGCTCCAATCACTGTCAACAGTATCCTAAACCAGTTGGGCTTCCTGACCGACCGTCGCGGCGGTAGAAGATGGCTCTACCCCGAGATAGAAGCTATAAAAGTAGCGGCACAGAGGGCTAACTATGATGATGCCGGGATAGCAGAGTTGGATGAGGAGTTCCAGTTTCGATGACTAACCATGCAGTCATGCAACCATGCACCGCAACATAACTCTATATATATACGGCTGCATGGTTGCATTTCTTTACCATAGCTGACATGACACCGGGAAATTTTCCACCTAGGAGCTGAAATGACCCTCGCAATTGAGCCTCACCTTCAAGCTCGCCGGGAGCTGTTATTAGCCTGGGTCAGACAGTACCGCAAGCGGTTACTCCAGGCCTATATCTCCGGAGACCCCGTGAGAATCCGGCAGAATAAGCTAAGTTTGGCTCGGCATCTGAAGGAACTCGCGGAATCCCCGGAACTAGGCCCCAAGCTCCCATTTATCTGGGGCGGCCTCGAGATCGTCTATCAGTACGGCTTTGACCCGAGCATCAGTTGGCCCGACTACCTCGATGCCGAGGATGACTGGTGGAAAGTCGCCCGGATGCTTGAGGCCAGCGTCTTCAAGTGAGGGGCTATCTACGTGGTCAAAAGGGCCGGCATCTGTTGTCCGAGTCGGATATGGAGATCTGCAGTTCCATTGGCTGTTGCTACATGAACCAGCATTACCGGGTGTCTATTGAGTACAGCCCTCCCTGCGGGATACTGCACCCGTTAGAGTGGGACTGTGGTTGGGTGTCCCGAGAGGCGGTAGAGCTTCACGAACAAGCGGTGTCACCTGAGGTTGCATTAGCACTTGCATTTTGGGGGGAGTAGTGATGATTGATCTAGCGACCTGGCTAAACAACATCCCGGTGCTGGTAGCCATAGCCGCGGTTATCTATGCATTAGCCTGGTGGGTTCTTGCAAGCATGGATTAGTGGTAAAGGCGACTTTTCAGGGTAAAAATTTAGCGCAGTCATCCACCCACAACAGCCCGTAACGCGCAACCCAAGTGTTCGTCATATTCGAAAGTGTTGTATGACGGTTGCGCGTATGACGTCCAGTTGTGGGTACCACCTCGATTCCGCGTATGACACACCAGGGTGGCCGGCCATTACGGAACAGGGTATTCAACCCGTCATCGAGCCGATATGCACCTGTCGTCAAAATGGGTTGACGGGCTGGTGCGCCATGCGGTACAATCCATATATGGAAATGAACAAACGAGGTGCCCCACCTTCCCCATGATTCACCACGGTTATTTCAAGGGTCGCGAATACGGCTGCAAACGCCAGATTGCAACGGTCAACACTGACCACGAACTTCTGTGCGAATGCCCCGACCGTACTCGCCTCATCCATTACGACCGAGGCTGCCGATACTCGGCCGCATCACCTGACACAACGAGGAATTATCGATATGTAACTTGCGGGTTGTGCCGAAAGCAGTTGCGACTCGGGTAACTTTGAACAGGCTGGCGTGAAAGTCGTGCGCCCCTGCGATTGCAGGGAGGTTCCGAACAGGAACGGCCTATCACACAGGGCGAAGCCCGGAAAGTTGGAAATGCCAAAAGTCACCCCGACAGGGGACACTAACGCCGAAGATATCGGCGAAGAGATCAACCCAGAAGAAGGTCAGGTAACTGACGACGAGCCCCTCACGCCCGAGGATACCGAGGGTGGAGAAGAGACGCCGGAAGTTCCGGCAGTGAATGTCGAAGCACTCGATCAGGCGATTGCAACCGCGCAAGCGGAGGTGGACGCTGTTCAGGGTACATTCGCGGATGCTGCCGGGGATCTGACCAAGATGCTCGAGTTTGCCGAGGCGATCAAGCGCGCGAAAGCGTCGCTCGACCGGGCGAATGCGAACAAGGCGAGCGCACTGTACGATCTGCTCGCAACGGAGCGCGTGGAGTTCTCCACCGACCTTCGCGAACAGGTTCACGAGTTCATTGCGCCGTTCGAGGATCGAGCCCGTGAGCTGTCGCTCACCAGCGTTCATGTCACCTTTGGCCCGGATGGCGGGATTCAGGTCAGTGTCATGGACTCGTCGAGGCCCGTCGCGAAGCGGTCGGTTAGCCGGACGCCGAGCGCAGGTAACGGAACCAGCGCGGATGGGAAGAACCGAAATGCATGGACTATGCCTGACGGTTCCACCTACTCCAGCCAGCAGCTGCTGTTGAAGTACGGGGATGAGATCAGCCCCGGATTCGGCGAGTTGGCTGTTGACCGAGCGCACAACTGGAAGGAGCCGAAGTGGGGACCGAATGGGAACGAGCCCATGAAGTCCGGCCCTGGTTTCAACGCCGAGGTCACGAAGCTGGCCGCCAAGATTGGCGCAACGCGCTAACCCCCACGCTCAACCGAGCAGCCCCGGAATCAGGACGATAGGCCCCTGGTTCCGGGGTTCCTTTTTGCCCCGCGATGGGGCCGCGCTTTTGGCCAGTGGATGCGGGACACAGGGACTGTGCAGGGTTGCGGGACACTAGGAAACGAGGAGCTGGTTTTGTATCGGCTCGCCACGACGGATGAGTTCATTCACCCACCAGCGTTCGGCCCTTTGATAGTTGGTATTATCCAGGCCGAGGTACTCTAATATGTCAACGGTGAAAGCGGGCTGGTTATTAGTTATATGTTGTTTGATGCGGCCGTGAAGGTAACCAGTATGCCCTACATAATAGGCCCGGCCGTGAACAGTGCGAAGTGCATATATGTACTGTTGAGTGTCAACTCTCATAACCCCGCATTGTACCACGAACTTGATTAGCTGTCAACCATTCAATGTTGGTATAGGAGATATGTTACATTGTGGAATTTGGGTATTGACAACCTTGACGAGTTATGATATAATGTAGTGGACGGGGGGAAACCAACTCCCGTACACTGTCAACGAGGTGTGGTTTGGAAAAGAAATGGTTTGTGGTATACTGGGACATCAGTGCCACCAGGTTCAGTGGACCCTATGATGACAAGGAATCCGCCGTCAACGAGGCCATCGAAGAGTGTGACAATGCGGTGGGTGACTTGTTCGCCAGCGCATTTACACTCGACCTGGAAGCCATCGTCGGCGACGAGTAGGTAGGGTTCATCACTCGTGGATGGGTGGACGGACACCCAACCACCAGTGCGGAATCACTGGAACGCACCTTAACAGCCGCATACATGGGCAGGAGCCACACACTGGGGTGACCCGGTATACACCGTGGAGGTGTAAGTGTGCCTCGATTAGAACTAGAACAGATCAGGTTGGACAGGTTGTATTACACAGTGGTGTGTGGATACGAGTTCGATATCGGTGAGTTGGTGCAAAGGGCGGATGATCCAGTGGTTCATACCTTCACCGGCAGCATCATCGCGACGGATATCGAGTTCGCATCCGCGGCGCATCTAATGCGCACACTGGAAGAACATGGCGAGGGTGATATGACATACTGGATGCTACCATCCAGGTTGTATCACGCGCTGGTTGATTAGGGTGGAACGCCGACGAGGTGAAGTTCCCACGGCTAATCAGGTTAAGAGATGGGACGACCAGTTTTGGCGACGACTCAACTATGCATACTTCGAAGAGTGGAACGAGGATTGTAAGTGGGAAGCCGATGAACTATGTCCTAATAGACAGCGGGTTGTAAGTTCGCGGTGCGATAAACTGAGTTAACGAACAGGTTCCTGCCCAGGTGTGTGGTTGTTAGGGTGACAAATGTGTGGAGTTGGTTAGTGGAATCGGATGAACAGAGGATGCTCGAGAAGATTCGTCGACTGTTTGAGTTGGCGAAATCCTCGAATGAGCATGAATCAGCGGCGGCGGCCGAAAAGGCGCAAGAGTTGCTGCATAAATATAACCTGAGTCTAGCGGACCTACCGGGGGCCAAACCGGAAAGGTACTGCAGGGACCTTGTTAAACTCAAAAACAAGGCCCGGTGGGCGCAGTCACTGTATCATGTGGTGTCGAAGGCGAATGCCTGCCAAACAGTCATACTGCATAACGGGGAACACACGATTGCAGTGATGGGGCAGAGGAGTAACCTCGACATCAGCGAGTATGTGTACGCTCAACTGGAACGACGCATCCGGCTGTTATCGGAAAGCGCATGGGACTTGTATGGGGAAGGGAATCCCACACAGTACATGAGTTCATTCGCCTATGGCGCCATTGGTCGGCTGGATGAGCGGTTGTCCAAGCGGACGGAAGCATTCCGAAGAGAATCACCGGAGTCCATGAAGTTGATGGTGGTGCAGGGAAGGGAGTTGGAATCCGCTGTTAAGCAGTGGTATCCATTTCTGGGGAGTTCGCGGCCTGACCGAGTGGGTGCAGGGTATGACTTGGGAGCGGCAGCCGGGTCGAGGATGGGCATAAATGCAGGAGTGGGGCAGGGTGCCGGGCAGCGGAGGCTGAAATGAAGGAAGTACCCATGCCACCGAATGATGGAGCTATATGGCCGTGCAACCTGCCAGTGCAGCGGCCCAAGCCCATCTTCTGGGAATACTGCGGGAAGAAGGCAGTGAAAGCATATCGAGATGAGCCAGAGAAGATGATGGATCTTCGATGCAGTGAACATGTCGGGGTGGAGGCATGAAGGAGCGCAGCTACGACCGGGCAATTAAGGCGGGGCTCACATGGGCTTCCTGTCCAAGGTGTGGGTTCACCCGCGATATCCGAGACTTCACCGGAGACACTAAAGAGTTCAGGATGTGGGTGTGTAAGTGGTGTGCTCAAAAGGCGCATGAGTCCGGGGTTCATCGGAGGGTACGGGAGTGAACGAGGAGATGTGGCTGATGACGGACAAGGCCATGATAGAGTCGCCTGATTATTGGCCTCGATGGCCCCTGCTCCCGATTAAACGGAAGTGGGGGCTTGAGCCTTGTGTGGCGCTGATAAGCGAAGAGCATGGGCGGTTGAGGGTAGCTTACGGTGCTAACCTGTGGGACACCCATGTTGGGCTTGACTGGGTTGAGTTCGACGTGGATGAATTGTTGAAGGAGGGCTGGGTAGTTGACTAGCAAAGCAAAGCCGGCGCTTAATTATTGTCTGTGGTGCCTGAATGGGCCGGCGAACACGATGAAGTTCGTGTTGACTAACCAGAAGGTATCGTGGGAAGGCAACATGCTCCCGGTGTGTGGGAAGCACCGGAAGGTGGTTGAACAGTCAAAGGACATTTGTAGGTGAAGTGCGAGTGTGAGCACAGTTCACATTTCGGCCGGGTGAGTGACCACCCCTATGATGAGCCACAACCAAGGCGGGGCACGCGAGCGGTCAAGACAGTGCTGGGGACGTTTGCACTCTGCAAGGATTGCATTGACAAGGGACACATGGGAGTACGATGAAAGCAACAAGATGTCCGAGTTGTGTGCATCTTCTGTATCAGGTGCCACTTGGCCCGTGCCAATATATAGTTGAGGGGCTCCGAACGAAGGGGCCGGGGAAAGCGGTGAAGGCGGTGTGTGGTTGCAGGCATGTGAGCCACTTCACTGAACACGTGGAGGTGATGGAAGGATGAGTAAGAGGGAGGAACTGATTCAAAGGATGGTGGACGAGGAGCCGCCGGAGATGAGGGCCCGGCTCTTTGGCATGAGCATGGCTGACAATGTGGCTATGATGCCGAGGCCACTGGTTGAATTGCTCTCCGCGGAGATATCTACGATCTGTGTGTCACTCGTGCACACCTGTATGCGACATCCCGAGTGGATGATGGCAGTGGTGAGGGACACTGACTGGTTCGAAAAGATTGGGACGGAAGAGGAATATGAGGAGGTGCTGGAGACAGTACTGCTCATGTATCCGCTACCAAGAATGGAGGTAAGAGATGGACTGGCCGCCGAAGTCGAATAAAAGTGAGCAGATGGAGGAGATGCTGACCGCCTTTGCGGGGCACGAGGGGAATATCTTCAAGCGAGCGGACTGCGCGATGTGCCTGAAAACTGATTTGCTGCCGGAGAACTTCAGGGATGAGGGGAGTATCCGGGAGTTTGGGATTTCTCGGCTGTGTCAGGCCTGTCAAGACAAGGTCTTCGGAGTGGATTAAGGAGGCCTCCCTCCCCGACTTCAGGGACGGAATTGAAGTCGGTGCCTCGGGGGACTGGAAGGGAAATACCCGCCCTTCCGGCCCCCAACTAGAAAGGAAGTGGAATATGATGGGTGGACGAGTTGATCCGCCACATAACTATGATGTAGGGCCGAATGAGTGCAAGGTCTGTGGAAGGGAGTACTGGACGGACTATGAGTTCTGCTCACGGGATTGTGAGGTGGAGTGGGAAGTGGGGAGAGTGCTGAGTGGGGGTGAGGATGATGGATAGGGAACGGCTACAGAAACTGCGGGGTGAGCACCGGCCTTGGCGTGAGGGTGCGTCTATTTGTGTGAGGTCTGGCTGTCAGGGGTGGCCCTGCGAGCAATCCCAAATCCTCGACCTGGCGCTGGAGGCTGAGCGGCTGCGGCAGGACCTAGTTAAATATCGGCGGGACTTTCAACTCGAACAGAAGCGAGGAGACGATCTGAAAGGAGAGGCTGAGCGGCTGCGAGCGGATTGGGGTGCGGCACTCGACACCATGAGTTTCCTGCGGGATGACTTGACGAAAGCGCGGACGGAGGCTGCGTGGCTGCGAACGAACATGAACGCTATCGACGCATTGAAGGCGAGCAAGAACTACCCCGACGACATACTCGAAGCTGTGTGGCTGATAAGCGACAGCGCCCTCGCAGGGTCGGAGGCCACCATCGAGCGCGAAGAAGATTGGGAGGACGGATTTGATGAGTGAACCGCTGAAACCGGAAGAATTCTGTAAGCTCTACGGCTGGCACGGAACGAGGTTGTGTACCTGTGTGCCCCGCTGAGTGGTTCGACTGGAATCAGTTCATAGTAATCTGGAGGTGGATGATTAGCTTTCCTTCAATGCCCATCATGTGAGGTAAAATGAAAGTAGCGATTATCATCTTGGCTGTTGGGCTAGTAGCCTGCAGCCCCGAATTGGAGCCAGAACCATGGGAAGTAGCCCCACAGAACCAACGAACAGCGACGCCGATGCCAGTGCTAGGGATAATGCAGCACAGCTTGGGCCTCGAGGTCATGCCATCACCCACGCCTACGGCTACGCCCACTGCACCACCTGCGCCAACGAGAATGTTTACATTAGTACCAGTAGGAAGCGGTGTGAGTGCTGCAAGTGTAAGCGGTGGCAGTTGCATGGCGGCGGCTAGTGTCTATGACTGGCCGCTGACTGAGGTGGACTACGTGATTCAGCACGAATCTGGTCATAATCCTATGGTTGTGAACTCCAGTAGTGGAGCTTGCGGCTGTATGCAATTGCTACCATGTCAGGGCTTGGGAGACCCGGCGACAAATGTAGCAGCCGGGTATGCGAAGTGGCTCGATGGTGGTAGGAGCTTTCAGAGACACTGGTATAACTGGTGGCGCTGACTGGATACGACGGGGATAAGAAATGGATAGGTGATATTGAGTGCGTGTACTGTTCGAAATTCTTCTGGGCTTACGAGGGTAACGTATGTGAAGTTGGTCAAATCTGTGGCAAGTGTTATCTAGAACAGCTGCCATGGAAGAAGTGCAAAACTTGTGGGTGCGTGACAGCAACCACTCCATGTTTCATCTGTGATAGGGGCTGGAAACGTGATAAAGTTTGATTGGTTCAAGTGTGACTGCTGCGGTGACTGGTGGCTGCTGCCCGAGGACACCGGGTTCAGGGAGGGGGATGAGATAGTTGAATTCATCGGAGAAGAAGACTGATGGACCCGACAGTGGCAATGCAGTCGGTGCTGGTAGTAACGGGCCTCGGGGTACTAGCATACCTCATAATCGAAGGCTTCCGAGGACGCGGATAATGGGGAAGTACAAGGTTACCTACACCGAAGGCCGGCAGCAGCCGTATGCTATTTGGAAGGACGGGCGGATATCCAGCTTCGCCGCTACAATTGAAGAGGTGGAGAGGTTTATTAAAGGAGGGATATAGTGGTAAGAGGTAAGAACTCTCATAGCAAGAATGAGGTGTATGAGTACACGGAACACGCGGGGAGATTCTCGAGGGTTCCGCTCGATACACCACTGCTTGGTGGCCGACCAAGGATGGCGGAAGCTGTGAGATACATGACAGTGGTAGTTCGTTCGAGGCAGAATGCACTTGCGGACTACTATGATTTGGAGGGCCGGTGGTACGACTGGGACGTGTTAAAGAAGAAGTGGTATCCGAACAATGGAATATACAGTCCAAAACAATACCAGAGGAGTCACCCGGAATGAGTCGGATGGAGTTGATCTTCTGGGATGCTACGGAGATGAAGATGGTGGAGAACAGCATCGTTATCTCCACGGAGACGAATCAAGTACATATTGTACTCCCAATGAGGTTTACACTACCGGAAATGTACATCGGTAGTGAGGTACCTGAAATCCAGTTGTTCCCGGAGGAGGAAGAGGTTATCTACTGTAATCACCGTTCCGAAATGCATAGGCTGAATGGGGGCTGTAATGGCCCCGACTGCATATGCACAAGCTCTCGGTTCGACGCCGATGAGTGCCATGAAAGGGCGATCAAGTGACCCAAGTCAGTGATTTCAAATTCAGTCTGGAAGTCCAGGGGAAGCGGCAAGGATTCCCGCTGATTCGGTTCCAAGGGGTGCTGAAGACGGCGACTCCGAAGGCCTATGTCCCGGAGGACAATCCAAATGCGAAGCCCCGGATGAGTCTGCAGTTCGACTTCGTGGATATCACAGTGATTGACACCGAGGAGCCGTTTCCGTTTCCTATCGTCAGCATCACAGTGAACTACTCCGACCGGACGGAGACGCAGTGGGCTGCATGGGCAGCGTCGGTGAAGAAGCTCGTCCCGGCGGAGGAGACGAGCAAGTATAATCAGCCCTATGAGGTGCTGGTTGGCAAGGTGCAGGAGTGGGCGTGGGCGCCTTGTCGGATTCGCCGGCCACAGACGGATGAGGAAGGGGAGCCGGTACTTGATGCATCTGGGCGGCAGAAGTGGGCAGCACAAGATGCGGATGCATGGCAGATTGTGAGTGTGGAAGGCTTCGGCGGGAACGCTGGGGGCGCGAGCATCTATGATCTGATTGTCGAGTATCTGGACGGCAAGGACGACCGGGACTTCATGCAGTGGCTGTTCACCGACATGAGCATCAAGAGTGTCACCGGCCATGCGACAGCGGTGGAGGCTCAAGCGGAACGCAAGCTGATTCCGATGCTGCTGGAGCGGGGAGTCATGACACAGGATGCCGCCGGCATCTACCACAAGGTGGAAAAGGAGTAGAAACTGGGGCCGGACGGACGGCCCTGGTTTAGCTATGGACGTTGAAGTAATCCTAATGCAGTGCAACAACGGGGATACGACTACGCATAAATGTCCGGGGAGGAAGGATAAGTTCTTCATGAACGGGGATAACGCGGTCTGTATCTGCGAGTGCCACAAGAAGAAGGAAGCGGTGCCAGCTTGAATGTAGTGAGGAATGATGGGCTGGCACGGGAGCTGCTCGATGAGATGTGGAAGGAGATACAGGAGGATAGGACCGGGCAGCACCCGAGTGTGACGGACTTGATTGGGTGCTTGACGAAGAGTTACTACGACACAGAAGAGACTAACACTCTCGAGCATAATGATAAAACCAAGATGTTCTTTCTAATTGGGCTGGGATTGGAACGGGCACTGTTGGTGAAGCGCAAGGAGACTCCGGTAGCCGGGGTGACTGATGGAATCTACTGGCATGTGGACAGCATAGACCAGGGGTTGCTTGAGGTCAAGTCCACCCGAGCGAACCCGAAGAGGATAGAGGGGGGTGACTGGAATGAGCGGTGGATGAGACAGATTAAGTCTTATCTGAAAGGGGTGGGTGAGACTCACGCTGATTTTGCCATCGTCTATATTATTCAGGCGCAGCTTGATGCGTATAGGCTGACTTTTAGTCAGTTCGAGATTGATACGCACTGGGAGTGGATGAAGGTGCGTCGGGATGTGTGGGTGAAGGCGAAGGCAGATAAGAAATCCCCGAAGGCGTTCCACTGGAACGAGAAATGGGAGTGCGATGAGTGCCCCTACAAGGTGCTGTGTGAGTTGAAAGCGAGCATGGGAGAGTAATGTACAGATATAATGAGAGCTGCAGTTGTGGGAGCCATCTGTTGTTGGAGTCCCCGGTGCAACAGGACTACCAGTGGGGCAAGATGGTGACTGAGTGGCGGGAACAGCACAAGCACAACAATAGCTGGGCTCCGATATCTATTGGAGAGTCCCCAAAAGTCTACAGTCCAGATACTGGCGAGGAGGTCAGCGGTGATAATTAATGTGGAAGGTGAGGAGAAATCGGGGAAGAGTAGCTTCGCTTACACGGCGCCGCTACCGCTAGTCGTGTTCTCCACGGACTTGGGGCACCAGCGGGCTATCTATGGGAAGCTGTACCCGGAGTTCTTTCAAGGGCTGAAGATTCAGGAGGTGAAGTATAAGAAGCCTCAGATTGAGTGGGTGAATGGGCAGGCCAGGGCGAAGGTGGAGTGGGAGCCATTCACTGGGAATGATATCACTGTGTACGAGATGCCGATTCCCATGCAGATTGACTTGAATAAGGTCGAGGGCTTCATGGCACAGTGGTCCTACATGCTGACCATTTATCTGGCCGCGATGCAGGATGAGCTGGTGCAGAGTGTAGCCATGGACACCATGACACTCGTCTATAAGAACAAGTGCGAGGCGTACCTCGAGGAATTGAATACGAGAGGGGGTGGGGCTAGGAAACAGCTACTGCAGGTGGAGTACGGGCACCCAAATGAGGGGATCAGGAGCCTGTATGATCTGGCGCGGGCGAGCGGGAAGAATCTGGTGGCGGTACATCATTTGAGGGATCACTACGTTTCGAGGCCGAAGGCGTCCGGGGAGATAGAGAGTGTGGCCGACGGGACGCTCGAGACAGATGGCATGAGGGAGACTAACAAGAAGGTCGACATCGTGCTGCGAATTGAGAAGAAGGACGGGAAGCTCTGGGGTAAGATGCCTACCTGCGGGCCGAATCTTGCAATGGAGAACACTCCGATTTTGAGCCCCACTTGGGACAGCCTTATGGACATGGTGGAGATGGGCTGGCATGGGCCGAAGTTTCCTCGGCGGGGTAAAGAGGGAGTTTCAGATGCTAAATAAATTTAGGGGGAACCATGCTTCAGGCTGATGTTCACGAACCGGGGGAGAAGTTTCTCACCTATGTGAGGCCCGCTGTCCCATGTGAGATGGTGGTGCTTAATGAGAGGCTGTGGGCCGACTACCGATGGCAGGGTGTTGATGGTAGATGGACACAGGTGGAAAGGAAGACATGGGGTGAGATACTTGCCAATGTAGATGCCGTTGAAGATCAACTGAGACGGCACCTGAAGAATCAACCGAGTGCGAGACTAGTGTTTGTGCTTGAGGGGATGGTAGACGTGGCCAGTGATGGGGTCTACACAGTGGTTCCGAATAAGGGTGGAACTATGTGGACTCGGGGGCATCGGTCAGGGACGAGGCTGTCTCGGATATACTCCTGGTTGTACAATGCGAGCGAGTATGTGGAGGTGTTCCAGACCGGGAGCTATGAACAGACCTGTCAGTTCCTCGTGCAGGCATACAAGCAGGACCAGAAGGAAGAGAGTGAGCACAAGACGTTTAATAGGTATTACAAGAAGGTAACCTTCCACCCGAACCCGCAAGTGCTGGCCCTCATGGGCATGGCTCCGGGGCTTGGGGAGGTGAAAGCGGAGGCGCTGATTGCTAAGTTCACCACGGTCTGGAATGTGTTGAGTGCGAGTCCAAAGGAGCTAATGATGGTAGATGGGATTGGCTCGGGGATGGCCCACACGCTGTTACAGAGAATCGGGAGGACGGATGTGTGAACTACTGGAAAACCAAGGAGAAGGCTATCGTTCTATGTGACTGCGGGGAGCTGATCTATGGCTGGCGGATAGACCGGCGACATGGCTGGAAGATTAGGCACGGGGAGAATGAGGAACACACAAGGATCTTCGATGATCTAGATATAAAGGAAAGGATTAATACCATGGCGGAGTGGTATGAAGAGATACATGAAAGGGAAGGATATGGTATACGAGAGGAAAGCTCTGATAACTCGGATCTGTGACCTCGCTACGTGTTCGGAAGTGTTCGAGACCGCCTATGATAGGCAGAGGTTTCACTCGGATGCCTGTCGAAAAGAGTTCATCAAGCTGGTACAGATGGGTGAGTGCCCGCATTGTGGGAGGAGACTAGTCGGTGCCGAAAAAGAGAGCTGAACACTACGGAGTCACCCCGAAGGGAAAGAAGTACCACGCCGGGGTGGAGGTCATACCCTATGTGGGGACGAAGAAGAGCTACCGAGTGCAGACGTACTGCGGGGCCGAGATGCTGAGTGAGGATACTGACCTCGATGCGGGTCGGCGGATGGAGTTCTGCAAGAACTGTTTCCGGCGGATGGCTTGGGACGCACTCATGGAAAGGCTAGGGGGATATGAGGCAGCAAAGGAAACGGGAAATAGGAGAGCTGATAGAACAGCTGGTCGAGGCGCTGCACCCGGATAGACACGGGCTGATAACGATTGAGTGGTACGTGACCCTGAGGAATCGGGGCTTGGAAGCGGTACAGGAGCTGCGAAGTGACAAAGATATTCGCTGAAGGCAGAGCTAGGGATGAGGATGGGTGGCTGGTGTATCCACGGGATACGCAGCTGCGGCGGCAGATGTTCAGTCCGGAACTCGCGGATGCTATCATGACTCACCCGGCAAAGCAACAGGCGCATCTTCACAGGGATATCTGCGAATATGTTTCTGAAAGTGGAGATACTATACTGGATCCTTTTGGCGGAGTGGGGACTACTCTTGTCTCTGCTGCTCTTGGTCGCAATGTCATCCTCATTGAGATTGAGGATTATTATGTGGCTATTATACGACGCTGCATTGCTGAGCTTGCTAGTCTTGATGGTGTCGGCCAAATGACAGTGATACAGAGTGACAATAGGCTGGCTATGCCCGTGCCCTGCGACCATATTATTACTAGCCCGCCCTACGGGAATGACTTGGCGAAGGAGGCGGAATCCGCGGGGCTGACGGATACTATCGGGGCGCAGGGGATGCAGTATACGAAGGCGAACCAGAACATCGGGAAGCTGCAGCCGTTCATCTATAAACAGGCCATGAACAAGGTGTATGACCTGATGGTGAAGTCCGTGAAGGTGGGTGGAACTATCACGATTACCCATCGAGACCGGATGAGAGACGGTGAGCGCATCTTGTACATAGAGAGCATCGTGTCTACATTGGTGAAGCTGGGCTGCAGCGTAGACACACTGGATAAATGGAAGGCGCCGGGGAGTATGGCGACAGCGGTGAACAAGAGCATGGGACTCGATGTGGTCGAGGACGAGGACGTGATTATCATGAGGCGGGTGAAGTGATAGCTTGGATGGCCAGCTATCTGAGTATCTTCGCGGAGGCACTATGGGAAGAATTGGACGTGGCATACTGCTCAGTGCATAGGTGCCTGCCGGTGTACGAGGGCTGGAGTGATACGCAGTGGCTGCATAGCATTGGGCATGGGTATCTAGATGATGATTAGCCGAGGCAATGGGAATCTCGAGGACCTGATGAGAGCCTCAGTGATAGCGGTGGACACCGAGACGGTTAATACTAATGACCACACGCTCATCGGGATAGGCATGTACTACAGTGACACTGACGGGGTGTATGTGACTGTGTTCCCGGACTTCGATGAAGCTGTGCCTGAGCTGATGGGGATTATATCTGACCCCTTCAAAACCAAGGTGTATCACAACGGGATCAGCTTTGACCTTGAAGTCCTGGATAAGTTCGGCCGGGACGAGGGGTTCAGTCAACCTGATGATAATAACTTTCAGGACTCCGAGTTAATGGGGAAGGTGAGTGGATTACCGGGTGGGTTGCAGAGGATAGGTGAGGAGTGGCTCGGGGCAACGGACTTGTTCAGCATCAAGGACCTGTTTGAGGAATTCGGCACGAGGAACATGTTAGATGTGCCGGCGGAAAGAGTGGCGGAGAAGTGTCTGAATGACTGCCGGACAACATGGCAGCTGTATCAGAAGATGGAGAGGGAACTCAGTGACCGACAAAGATATTGCTACGAAATTGACCGACGACTTGTTCATGTGCTTAGAGACATACAAGTCAAGGGCCTCGGACTCCGTCAGGGAGTACTTGAAGAGCATCGGGAGCGACTCCAAAGAAATCTACTTCGAATTAAGCGTGAGTGCGAATACGAAGGAATCGAAAACCCCGGAAGTAATATTCAGGTCGGGTTTGTACTGGCCAGTCGCGGTAACTCACTTCCATTTACCAAAGGAAAACGCCGACAGCTGAGCGTGTCTGAGGAGATACTGGAGGAACTCGATGACCCGTTGGCTAAGGTCATACTGGAATACCGAGGTGAGGCGAAGCTGCTGTCGACTTATGTACTCCCGTGGATTGGGAAAGATAGAGCTTACACTCACTTTAGGCTTGATCTCGCTACAGGGAGGTTAGCATCTGGCCGTGTTAATTCTTGGGATAGTGTTAATCGGAATCTTCAGAACATACCTCCCATGATGCGGGAGGTGTTCAGGCCGGACAATGGGGAGTGGACTTGGGCTGACCACGGACAGATTGAACTGCGGATATTGGCTCATGTGAGTAAGGACCGGACTATGATGGAAGAGTACATGAAGGAGAAGCCTGACCTCCATAGTATTACAGCGAAAGCGGGGGGTGTAGCTAGGGACGCCGGGAAGACGTTTAACTTCGCCATGGTCTACGGGGCTAGTAATAAGATGCTGGCGAGGAAGACCGGGGTGAGGATAGAGCGTATTCAGGGGATGAGGGAGAGCTGGAGGGAACTGTATCCGGGGGCTCAAAGGTGGATAGATGGGCAGTACTATAGACACAATGGGGAGTGGGTGGAAGATGACTTTGGGAGAAGGATGCGGCTGCCGGAGCCGGTGGAGGGAGCTAATGTGAATCTGAGAGCATTCGGCGCTCATGTGTCTAAGTGTGCCGTGAACTATCCAATACAAGGGACGGCGGCTACAATTGTGAAGCGGGGGATGCTGGATATCTATGAGGAGGGACATGACATGAGGCTGCAACTACATGATGAGTATCTAATTGATGGGAAGTGGGAACCGAGTGAATGGTTGAGCCGAATACACCCGGAGTTGTATACTCCATTTGAAGTAAAGCGAGGGTTGATATGGAGTTGAGTAGGTTTCAAAGTACGATAATAGAGCAGTACTTCAAGTGCCTAGAAATGCGCGGGTCGCCGCATACTATTGGCTGGTGCCTGTACTGCGATGGAATCCGGCGGAGGTTGGTGAGACTATGCTACCACCTGGTTGGGAACTAGTTGAGTGTGAGTGCTGTAAAAGGGTGGTAGAGTGCTATGTATCAAAGACAGGGCACCCTCTCTGTGTGCTATGCAGGCGAGGGTGCCCAAGTCAGGGGACTTGTCGAGTGGTGTAAATTTGCGTTGTGGACATCGTCCTTGACGATGTGATGGGTGGTGCCAGGGTGAGGGTCAACGGGCCGGAATTTGCATTGTGAACATCGTCACGGGCAAGTTTCGATGTACCCCACGGGCGAATTATGAGGCCTTCACCGCTATCCAGAAGAACACAAACATGAAGGCGGCTAGCCCCAGCCACCCTGGATGGAAGCCCACCCAGCGCCGGCCATCTGCGGGAGTTGGGCCGAAGGGGATAGTCCAGAAGGCCGCTGCTAGGCAGCCAATGAGGGCGGCGAAGAACCAGATTGCTTGGGCACTCGCGCTCATTTCTTATCCGCCGGTTTCGGAGTGGGCTTGTCCTCGGCCTTGTCATCAGCCTTGGCCTGTGGAGTTGGCTTGGGCCTTTCTGCATCCTTCAACGCAGCCTCGTCACCGCGGGGGAAGACGTCAGGGTTCGGAGTCTCGGGAGGGTTCTTAGTGGTGGAAGTGAATGGCGGCTCCTTCTCGTCCTTGGCCTCGAGCTTGGGCTGGAAGGCCGTGTTAGCGGTGGCATCCTTGAGGTTGAACTTGGTGGTACTGGCTCTCATGTGCCCGCCCTCACCTTGAGAGATGGCGAAGATCTCATCTCGGACGGCATCGACCGAGTTGACATCACTGTAGGTGTTGGGCTTGGAGCCAATGATCTGGCCGACGAGCTCAAGGGTATCGGTGCTGGAGACGAGGTCGCCGTTGGACTTCATCTCGTTAATCATGGCTAGGACTTCTTCTTTGGTCATGTCATCACCTTCGGAGATATATAGGAGTGGGTCTGTTGATTGACTTATGTCGCGGGGGAACTGGTTGGATTTGCAGTACTGCCAGTGGAGATGCGCTCCGTAGGCTTCCCCGGTCTGTCCAACCTTTCCGATGAGTTCACCGTTGGAGATCCAGTCCCCAATCTCCACGTCAGTCTCAGACATGTGGGCGTATAGGGTGTAGCGGAACTCCTGGTCAGCGCCGTGGTCTATGCAGACTCCAATGCCGAAACTTCCGTCGTTCTGAAACCAACTTGCGTAGCCCTCAGCTGGGGCATAGATAGGGGTGCCTTCGTTCTCGCCATAGTCTACGCCGCGGTGTTGGTAGCCGCCGTAGTCCTGGCCGAAGTAGCCAGTGATATGGGGAGTGTCTACTGGGTGCCGGGAAAAGAATACCATTGTAACCTCCTAGAAATAATAACCGGGCGGGGTAGCGCTAACTGTTTCAGGTAGGTCCTCCTTCTTGATTTTGCCGTCGGAATCGAGGTAGGGGATACCAGTGTGGGGACGCTGGAGAGTGGTGGCCCCGGCTTGTGGACCTAGGTGACGCTTAAGGAAGCGTTCAAGGTCATCGAGTCTCTTGACTAGCTCTTCAACGGGCTCAGCCATTGAGGTCTCCTGAGTGGTCCACTCTACGGACGACTATACGGGTGACGTTAGAGGGGACTTCAGTGTCCCCGGTCTTGATTACAGATGTGTTTTGATTGGTTACCTCCAGGATTACACCTCGGATAGTCTGGTCATCATCGTAGCCGGGGATTTTGAACTCGAGGATGCGTTTCTCTCGACACCACTCCCTCAATAATCTATAGTTATTCCGGTCGCGCTTGCGGCCCTGAATCAATCCGCGGACTCGGGACTTGATATCGGAGTAGATGTCGAGGGTGATGGTCTCGGTCATGTCCGGGTGGCTATTACCAAAGGCCCACATCTCGTAGATCTCAGTGCGGTCCTCCCCTAGGTGACCCTCAGGCATGGTGGCAAAGGAGCGGAGGTATAGTGCGCGGCCCTCGGTGTTTGGCTTAGCGTAGCGGGTTTCAGTGAACCAACCCTTGGATTGGATAGGGACAATGCCGGGGCCGTCTACAGTGGAGCGCAGGTCTACCCAAGTCCCCTTCCCATCCATATCGTGTTGAATAGTAATCGTCCCATCAGCCACTTGCTTGCCCACGACCTTGACCCCGGTGAGATCAATAGAGATGCCCAAGTCTTGGGACGCCACGATGAGGCCAGGTTCCAGCTCCATCACGGGGCCGTAGGGGTAGTTGTTGTCGTCTATGTCAGGGCCGGCGCCTCGGCCTAGGATCACTGCGGCGAGATCATTGCCACGACCTGAGATGAGTGCCGGGTTAACTCCGCCGGTGTAAACTATGATGACATACCCAGGGTCGGTCGTGTCTAGTCGTCGCCACTCGTGGTAGATGTAGGGCCACTTGGAGTTTCCACTGGGGTCACGCATCATCTTGCAGATGAAGGTGTCGGCTATATGCTCCTCGTCGTTACAGACCAGGTATAGATCAGTCTTCCACGGAACTACGGCTCGGACTCTCATACGATAGCCGGGGCGTTGGGCGAGTTCGGGGCCAACTACTGGGGCTTCCCCAACAGACATCCGCACCAACCCAACTATGCTCGGCACCCAGAAGAAACCCCAGCCGGTGGATGAGCCTTTGCCATTGTCCAAGTCGGGGTACACCTGGAGGTCAGGCGTCTGGTTATGGAAGTTGGTTTCGGAGTCCGCGAGGAACACACCGTCAGGGCGGATGGCAGCTATGGCTCCCGCCCACTCCTTTAGATCGGTGATGGAGTAGGTTTCGTCTCCAGCGGTGTATTCAGCGCCGGCCACTGGGACCCAACTGGGCTCAAGTCCGGGGTCTTCGATGCAGTTAGAGATGCGGTTCTTGAGGCGGGCACGCCAGAGGAGTTCATTGGTACGCCCGAGGGCTATGGCACAGGCTGACCCTGGTTGGGTGAACACTTCATTAGTATCCATCTCCCAGATGGGTTCAGACTCACCCATGGCTAAGACCAGCTTGTTATTGAAGGGCTCAATATCATAGATGGTGCTGCCAGCCCCGAAGTCCTTGACCACCTCCATCTCTAGATCCTGATTCACGGAGAATAGGAACTGTCCACCGGCGAAGTAGGCCTTACCGTTGAAGTTCCGGACAGCCACGGAGATGTTGGAGACGCCAGCGGCTGCGCCTACAAATGTTCCACCTCCGTACATGGAACCATTGTAGTATAGCTGATTGGGGGTGTTGTAGAACCCGGACTCCAAGACAGGGCCAGCAAGGACCTCGTATGCAGGTGGAAAGGTAGCGAAGCCCTCGTATGAGGCATCGAGGTTACCCTTGGCGTAGCTCATCGAAGGCCGGTTGCGGAGGTCACCTCCCATGGTCACGTTAGCGTTGATTCGAGATGGGGCGAGGCCTGCATTCCAGGGGTGTACAGCTACCCGCCACGGGTCAGCTCCGTCTACTGGTTCCCAAGGCCGGGTCTGGGATAAAAACAGCTTTCCGGTGTTCTTGCCCTCTTCCACCCTCGGGGCGATGGTAAAGGAGAACCTCTTGCTATCATCGGTGATGACAAGGTCACTGCTCATGCTACGGTGTTCTCCTCTAGGGATGATGTTAGCCCACGCTCGAGGGTGAGTAGGTCTCCGTTAGAAAACCCCACTTGTATATCATAGGAGTACTCAATTTCGGAGGCCATGGCTAGGGTGTCCGCGGACTGGAGATCGAAGCGAACTTGCCCAACACCAGAGCTGCCGAGGTTTTCTATCTGCCCAGTGCCGGGGATGTTAGTTGGGGTGACAGGCTTCTGAAACACCAGCCCACCGGAAGCCGAGATCTCCCCGTTTACTAATTGTCTAAGGGTGAGGGATGCACTAGTTATGGTGTGTCCAGGAGGGACATTGGTTGTAGTCCGGCGGATTGAGAACTGGTCACCGCGGACTATACCCTTGCCACCGTGGAGGTTGGATTCGACTACCATGACTATAGACTCCTTGTTTGTTTATGGTCGGGGATGGGAAGGGTAAGGTCGGATGGCTCCGCGGAGATGGAAGTGGAGTGGGTTGGGGTCTGGAGAATGGAACTGTATTCTGGGATAGGAATGACCTTGGTATACTCGGGGATCTCCAAGGTGGATTCGTAGATGATAAGGATAGGTGGGATCTGTATCCCGGTGGCGGTGAGAATAGGGAAGGGCAGGATGAGATAGGCTCGGCCTTGGGTGGGGACATTGCCGAGGCCGCGGAGGATGGGTGAGGGTAGGGTGAGGATGATAGCTTGGGATGCGTATTCCTGCCGGCCCTGTGAATACATAAGGGGAGTGGGTAGGATGAGGCGACCCTGGCCCTTGAATGTACTCCGGCCACTAGACACCATCATAGGGAATGGGGTTATGAGGCGAGCCTGGGCTATGATTCTCTGTAGCGCCGCGGTCTGGAGGATAGGGAACGGGAGTATGAATCGGCCCTGGCCTACGTCCCGCTGACGACCAGTCGTACTCATGATGGGGAAGGGGGCAATGAGATAAGACCTAGCCCCACCTTCTACGAACCCGGCTGTGTTCATAACTGGGAACGGGACTATGAGCCGGGATACGCCTTGGATGTCATAGTGTGCACCCTGGCTGTACATGACAGGGAATGGGGATATGAGCCGGGCTGTAGCTATGTCTTTCTGCCTACCAGTGGAGACCATGATAGGGGAGGGCAGGACTAACCGAGCTACTCCAATGTCACGCTGCTTTCCAGTCGTTGACATAATGGGTGCTGGGAGTATGAGTCTCGCTACACCAATGTCTCTTTGCTTACCAGAGGTAAACAACACCGGGAAGGGATTGATGAGACGGGAGGTACCAATGCCCTTCTCGAGTCCAGCGGACTTCATCACAGGGCCGGGGAGAGTCAGTATACTGGTGGACTTGAAGGCGGGGCGACCACTTGCAGCCATGACCGGGAAGGGGGTGATGAGCCGGGTAGTCGTGCTGGGTATCCGCTGCACTCCCGCAGCGAACATCATAGGGAAGGGAATGGTGAGGCTTACTGCATCGGAGATGACCGGCGGGATTTCGAGCAGCGGGTAGGAGTCATACGGCCAGCCACCATAGCCGATAGTGTTATAAGGCCCGAGGATGTTCTCTAATATAGCTGTGGTCTGGAGTACCGGGAATGGGATGGTGAGGATGCTGGCAGCTTGGATATCTGTATGCGAGCCAGCACCGGAAAGGCGGGGGAAGGGGAGGGTGAGTACATCCCCTCCGACTTGGATGATTTCTACGTCGTCGATGAGGAAGTCAACCGCTACACTCCATACATCCCGGAGGTGCATGAAGATTCCGGTGCCACCAGCTTGAGTCCATTTCTTCGTAGCAGATATTTGCTGCCAAGAGGCACTGAGAGTAATGTCAACACCGGTTTCCTCGCCGGTACCTGCAGCACCGAGGATGAGTCGGACCTGCTTCCCAATGTCTCCGGCGGTCTTAGCCTTCACCCATGCTCGGGCGGTAGTGGTAGTGCCCTGAGTAGGCTTCGCATCGAAGTTGACATACTGAGCCCCTTGAAATACAGTGCCGTTAGTAAGTACCTCAAGCGAAGCAATGCCAGTACGAGAATCCGTAGTGTTACGGGAGAGAATCTCCCCACCTATAATTACAGCCCACGGATTTATGTCTGTTTCAAAGTGAGGGTTGGTACAGAGATTATGCTGGCCGCCAGCTATGATGCGCTGTATAGCTGCTGCCGACATTTGAGGAAATGGCAGGACTAAACTAGAAACACCTACCGGCTTCGGATGATGAGCGCCGACAGCACTCATGCTAGGGAAGGGGAGAACTAATCTAGAAACACCCGTGGCTGCTAAGACTGTATGTGTCCCAGCGGCGGACATTACTGGGAAGGGGAGGACTAACCGGCTAGTCGCGGGGATAGGGTCGGAGCGAACTACATTAACAGATTGGTTGGTACTGTTAGTTCCGTCCCGCACTCTCAGCCATATAGTATTATTTCCTTGAGCCAGCAATGTGTGAGAGAAGCCACTTCCCGAGCCGGGGGTGCCACTGGTAGCGGTCTGGTTTCCTAAGATATCATTGCCGCCCTGCGAGGTGCCGATGTCAATGAGAAGAGCGTTTGTGCCAGTCTGCTCATAGTCATTAACTGTATAGTTCACGCCCCACGTAACACCAGGCTTAGCTACAGTTCCACTTGAATAGGTAGCAGCGATAGCTTGTACTTGAGGAGCTGTATTAACTCCGACCGGAGGAATTCCGATACACTGAGCTGCATGTGAAGAGGGAGTGGCACTCATTGTAAAAGCGCCGGGGTCTTCGGTTAGGGCATTTAGCTGCCGCCACGCACTTGCAATTCCAGCCCCTGCTGTACCACCTCCGGTGACTGCGGTACTTCCTCCGGAATAGCTGGCCGGATAGCCGGTAACGGTACAGTTAGATGCCGTGTCCCTGAATGTGAGTACAGAAATCCAAAGTGTATCAGCTTGCGCCCAAGGAGGAGCGTGAGAAGGGGGATTCAGGTTATTAACAAGCGAACTGGGCTGAGGCGGAATGATTTGGTCTCTTAGGTCGCCGCTCCAGCCGGTGATACGGTAGACCTGAGCTTCCATACGTGTAATCTGTGTAGAAGCTACATTTACTGTTGTCCCGTCCTCGTTGCCAATAGCATCCTTGACATAACCTTGTGACCGAAAGTTGGTTCCTGAGACGCCAAGGCCCGATACTGTCCAGCCTGAAGGTGCGGTGAGTGTGAATGAAGTACTACCTGTGGCCGAAACTATCATCAGAAGCAGGTCGCCAGCGTTTACGGTCGCTGGCATGAGGACGTTGTGAGTCGTTACCTGCGTTGTGAAGTGGGACGGAGTGATGCTAGCAACTACGGGGAAGGCCATGGGTCAGCCTCCCCTATGGATAAGTCTGCGCGTCAGTTTCTCCAATGTACATAATCATGGAGGAGATCTCGATTTGGCTACCGGCGGTGAAGGCCACGGTACTGAAGTTCATATCAGCACCGGCGACGGCTACACTACCGTCCAGAATGTTTGTCCCACCGGCTTGGGTTAGCATCCTGAACCACGCCGCGGTACCGGTAGCGTCAGCGGACGCATCTGGGGTGATGGCTGCCGCTGTCATAATCGCACCGGGGTTGTTGTCAGTGACCGCCCCGAAAGCGGTGGCTGACATGGTGAGCGTAGCAAGTTTGGTGCCGCCTCCAACAGCCGCATCCGCATCGGCAGGCTGTGTGCCGGAGTAGATCTCAATGACCGCGGCTGTACCACTGTCTATGAAGGTCTTGAGGTCGGTGAGCAGCGCCATTGCTCGGGCTATGGTGAGTGTAAGCGTGAGTGCCATTACCGTACCGCCTCAGGGGGTGGGCCGTAACTCCCGATGATGCGTTGAGGGGGAATCTTCGCCAGATTCCACATCTCCGCTTTGACTACCATGTCCTCCCGGCCCTGCGACCGGTACAGGTCTACCTGCTGGACAAACTGTTCAATGGTGAGGCCTTCGAATAGGACCTTGAGGCTGTCCTCATAGTTCTCCACCCAGGCTTTGGCGAACTCCTTTGCCTCGTCGCGAGTCTCGCGGTCGGCCCAGAGTTCCTTGAATCGTTCCATTTGTTCGTCCATGACTTCCTCCTATAGAACCTCTACTATGACATTCTTAACTGCCACAACACCAGCCCCAGTACCGATGTTTCCGCTTCTTATAACTATTGTAGTTATAATCGCAGTTGGAACAGCGGCTAAAAGTGTTCCCATGCTGGCTGTGTTACCGACAGAAGCATCTGACTTATGCCACTCAGACCGTCCCATGATAGAATAAGGATAGGCTGCATCCCTCGGGGGTATGATTATCTCGAACATGCCAGGGCCAGTAGGCGTACCAGCTATTGCGAACATGGAATCAGAAATAATAGTGGAGTTAATCTTTAACCCTATTACAACATTTTCAGTTCCCGAAGCTTTTCTATACTGTCCAGTAATCTTTACCCACTTCTCGACTGGAATAGCAAGCCCGCCCAAAGTTAACATATCAGACGCTGCATTATTGGCAGCACTTTGTTCTGTGCTATTTTGCCTAGTCATTAGCTGCCAACCACTGGCCGATGGTTGAGACCGAGCCATGAGATACCATTTATTGCCAGCCGTGAATACGAATTCAAGGATCTCGTCTGACTTGGCTATGATATTGTTACTCACGGCATTGACAAAGGGCCAGACAAAGCCATTAGTTCCAGCATTGCAAGTAATGATTACATCAGAGGTGAACTGAAGATATACTCTGGATCCTACCGGTCTTGCATCCATAGTATTGATCGTAGTAGTTCCATTGACTACGAAGAACTTCTCATGGTCAGATACGGGAAGGACGAGGTTGGAAGCCGCGGTTAGCTGAGCTCCGTAGGTTTCCTGAAAGTCGTACGTAGTTGGGGCATGTATCCAAGGAACATTGAGGTTGTGGGCACGGGCTGTGGTTCCTTCTGCGCCTCGGGTTATAGTAGCCGTGGTTGCGCTAGCGGTGTGTGCAGTGACCCAGACTACCTCAGGTACACCGCCGGAGCCAGCGGGGTCAAGGACGAGAACGGCTATGTTTGGAGAAGCGATAGCAGGGAGGGATGCGAGCCCGGCGCTGCTTAGTGAAGTACCACCTATGGCTAGAGGGTTATTGAGAATAGTCCCGGAAAGAAACGGGGTGCGTGATCTACTCATCTGCCTTCTCCATAAGTGAACCTATGATCTATGTACTCCACCCACGGAGTTGGGCTGTCCAGGGTCTTGTTTAACTCCACGGACATGGACTGGGAGATACGCATCCACTCGCCTTCCGCCGGCCCGAGCATGGATTTGAAGTTCTCTGCGTCGAGAAGGCCGGTGACTAGGGGCTGAGAGTGGAACTTGTATAAGCGGTACTTGAGACAAGCCACGAATAGATTGATGTCGAGGTACTTAAGATCCTCAACATCGGATTCGAAGGGCGTCTCGTTTCGACTACCAAACATGAAGATGGGGTGAGTAGTGAGTCCCTGGCGGGCCTGGGCTTTGAACCGGGTGTAGCCGCCAAAGTTTGGAATCACGTCAAAGCGGGTGTCATCTTCGCCGCGGAGTGTGGCATCCCAGAGCTGCTTGCCAATGGAGAGTGGGGCTAGGTTGAATATACCCTTGACCTGGGTATCATTCTTTACCCACCATGGGAGGGGGATATCAGCTCCGTTGACTGAATGGAAGCTTATCTCATCCCAGTCTATAGTACCAGTGTTCTGGTTCCGGAGGCGGATAGATAGTTCACGGCAATTCTCGGGGGCTAGGAAGTGATGCCATATACGAGCGGGGTACTGGCGGTCACTGGGGTACGACTGAATCTCTACGTCGTTAGTATTATCCCATGCTACTAACTCAGCTACCGAACCTGCATCACACCGGGCTACGCCGGAGAGCTGGTAAGTATATCGAGGCTCGATAGGGAGAGGATTTGACTGAGCGTAACCTCCCGGACTACTAGACACGACACGCAAGTATCGTTTCCCGGAATAGCTGAGTCGTGGTTGCTCAGTTTGTTTACTGACGGTGGAATTAAAGTTGCTCCAGTCGTCGGTACCGGGCTGTTCCATATCATAATCGGGGACTTCACTTAACACCGTCCAGCATGGGAGATAGAGGTCGTCGGTGAGGCATGAGTCGGCAATGTCTTTGGCTATCTTCGGGTTGATCTTCCAAAGCTCATACTCGTCACCGGGAGATAAGGTTCCGGTGAGATGGGTGGATAGATCTATTTTGCCTAACTCAGGTTCATAATCCGAGACCGGGGCGATTTGGCCTTCGGGAGCAGCGTGGGCAGCAGTCTTAGACGCTCGGAACCATCCGCCTATCCAGTCTTCAGGTACACCTTGGGAAGTCATCAGGTTCCCGGTGTCTTGGAAACTGTTAATCCCACCCTCGGTTACTACTCCACAGAACAACATGCCCGTGTCGAGGGCCAGCTTCTTAAATAGGGAGTACCGGCTTACACCGTCGAGGTTGGGGACTGTAGAGGCGGCGATAACTGTTGCCACTACTTATTCCTTAGGGGTGAATTTGCGTTGTGTGGGGCGTACTTTGACGGGTGATGGGCGGGTCGGAAAAAGTGGAAACCCGGCGGAATTTGCGTTGTGTGCGTTTCCACGGGGAAGTTTCGTTGTGGGGGGAGGCTCCAATCACACGAGGCTGGGCGATCCACCAACCTCTCGAATGGGTGTGAAAGGAGCCCCTCCTTCTACCACCGCCGCGAGGTGCGGAAGGCGGTGATGCGGGTGATACCAGTGGCTACCGAACCTGTGATCTTGCCATTGGCCTGGATGAAGCGCCCACCCTCGAGCTGGAGGATGCGAGCGTCCAAGGTGGCGAGGTTGACAGCCAGATTGCCAAGACCCTCCCGCTTGCTTGGCGGGTCAACTCCGGCGTTGAAGGTGACCACCGGAGCATTGGCGTCAGTGGACTCGAGAAAGATGATCAGGTCATCTGTCTTGCCCTTGGCATCAATGTCGAAGGTGTCGTTGATAGGGACAGAAGTCCCCGAAGCAATCAGGTCGTTAGACCTGGTATTGATGACGAGTGGAGTCAATGCGATAGAAACGTTAGCCATGATACGACTCCTAGGTGAACTGGATGTAGGCGCTGGCGAGACCAGCTGGTTCGAAGACTTTGCCGCCGTACAGCTGAAGGCCACGGACTGCATCGGCGAAGCCGGTTTGCAGGCGGAATGCTTCAGGCTGACCCTCGGCGATTTGAGTGGCGAAGCTGGCGGCGCCCTTGTACCCGGCTATGATGGTGTAGACGGTAGCACCACCGACGGGGACTTGGTTGGAGACGTAGATGTCGAAGCCGGTGAGCATCCGAAGCATCGGGAGAAGGTTGCCGTCTTCCCCACCGGCTGAGCTCCCACCCTTGATGTTCTCAAAGGCGCCGGAGGTTGCGAAGCTGGTGAAGCGGTCATCCTTCAACATCCGGCCGATGAAGTCGGGAGGGAGGACTGCCCAGCGGTCGCCACCAGGGACGTTGGCTTTGTTCAATCTGGTGGAGAGGTCCACCAGGAGTTCATAGCACAAGTCTGGAGTGGCGGCAGGGAGGAGGATGGGCTGGGCCACGGATGAGCTGGTGGTGCCGGTTACTTCCAGCACATTATCTTCGTGGACGCCAGCGGCGAGGAGGGCAGAAAGGAACTCGTCGATTACGTCCCTCATGCCGAATGAAGCGCGGCGGATAGCCTGCTCCATGACATTCACGTTGATTTGGGCCTTGTTCACGTCGTCCAGGGCGAAGTAGAAGTAGTTGGCCTGATCGATAACCATAGGCTGACCGGCGCCTTGGATCTGCTCAGGAAGGAGGTTGAGTGTGTTCGTGACGTAGGGGGAGATGGTCACTGGGCCGATGGTATTGACCCGGACTGTATCACCCATGTTCTTGATTTCACCCTCGTAGTCGCGGTTCACACAGTTGGCATACACGAGAGCGGGATCGAGAACGTCCTTGAACTTCTTAGACCACAGGGTTGGAATGAAGGCATCGACTGCCATTGTTTATCCCTTTTTAACAAGTTCTTCGACGTATTTGAGTCCCTCAGGGTCTTCCAGGATTTCGGTCTGTTGAGCAACCGGGAGGTCTTGGAACTGCTTAGCGGTCTTGAAAGTCCATCCCCCGGTAGAACCTCTACCTGCAGGGGTGACTACGGCTCCGCCTCGAGTGAGGGAAGGGTTGATTTGAGGATCTGAGGAGCCTTTAATCCGGAGGATCTCGTTAGTGAAATCTCTCTGTATCATCTGCATACCGAGGGACCAGTGTCCATCCACTGCGTACCCTCCGTTTTGGGCCTTGGCTAGAATCTTATCGACGAAGGCATCATCAACGCCCTGATCTTTCGCCCAAGATTCCATCTCGTCCCACTGCTGTGTGATGATTGGAGTAGGGTCATCCTCAATTGTCTGAGGTTCGTAATGGACTAGCTTGGCATACTCTTCCGCGAATTTCGGGTCAGCCGCGAACTGGGTTTCAATGTCCTTCTCGGACATAGCCAGGACTTCGAGGCGGCGCCTCTGCATACGTTCGGACTCGAGTTCGGATTGAAGCTTCTTGACTTCAGGCTCGTACTTCCGGGCCGCTTGCTTTTGAGCGTGGTTACCGACTTCGGTGTTGAATACCTCAAGGAACTTTGGATTTTCCTTTTGCAAGGCGCGGATACTTTCCGTCAAGTTGTTGGGGTCGAGTCTAATCCATTCGTCCGAAGAGGCCTCGGGCGGCGCTTCCTGTGGCTCTACAGGTTCGGCCGGGGTAGAGGTACTAGGGGAGTCAGGCATTGGTATCCTCATCTGATAGTGTATGCGGTGGGTCAATTTATACGGGTTAACGAGTGGGTTTTAAGTTGGCCGCTGTTGGCTTGGATAGTTTCAGGGCGCCTCCTACCTTGGCAGTCTTCTTGCCGGGTTTGTAGTTGGTGTATGAATCCCAGTTGGCCCGGGAGTTGAACCAGAGGATTTCTTTCCCATACTTCTCTTTGAGTTCCTCTCGTTCCGGGTTGGCGTATTTCTCAGACCGGGAGTTGACGATATCGCTGAGTTCCTTAGGGCTGAGGGAATCTTTGAGTAGGGCCCTCGCGGTTTGACTCCAGGACTGGGATTGGAGTTGTGGGTTGCCGGCTCTGGCGGCATCTACAGCGGAGGATATGGAGTCGATCTCGTCCTCGGTGAGGCCGGACTTCATGTTGCGATACTTGGGGGTATCGAAGTACCCGGCCTCGTCGAGGGTGCGGAGGTCATCGTGGTAGGCTTGCTCGACTCGGGTGAGTCCGGCTCCCATGTAGCGGTTAATCCAGTCCAAAGCATCGTCGCCGTAGCGGTTAGTCCACTTGGCTACCTCCCGGTCGAATGCGTCAGGGTTGATCTCCCCGGTGATGAAGTCCT